CCTGAATCTTGGAATAGCTGAAGACGAAGAAATTGTAAATGAAGCTGAGTCGACTATCGGCATATTCAAGAAATATATAGATCAAGTAAACAGCGTTAACTTGGATAAGGTTAAGCTAGAACAAACAATCGTTGAGCTCTATCAGGAAGCATTGACTTTAGAATGATATACTTCAAAACTTTACGTTGGAAGAATTTTCTCAGTACAGGTAATCTGTTCACAGAAATTCAGCTTAATAAAACAACAAACACACTTATTCTCGGCGAGAACGGGGCTGGGAAGTCAACTATTCTCGACGCATTGACGTATAGTTTGTTCGGTAAGGCGTTTCGTAAAGTTAACAAGGGTCAACTTATCAACACGATTACGCGCAAAGAACTTGTTGTCGAAGTTGAGTTTGATATCGGTCAAAACAAATATAAAATTATTCGTGGGCAGAAGCCAAACGTATTTGAGGTGTATCAGAACGGTTCGCTGATGAATCAGTCAGCCGAAATGCGTGACTATCAAGAGATTCTTGAAAAGCAAATTATCAAGATGAACCTGAAGTCGTTTAGTCAGGTTGTTGTCCTTGGGTCAGCTTCGTTCGTTCCATTTATGCAGCTAACTGCTTCTCAGCGCCGTGAAGTTATCGAAGACTTGCTTGACCTTCAAATTTTCACAACTATGAATCTGCTGCTTAAAGAACGTATAGCAGATAACAATATTGCTTTGACTGATATCAACACAGATCAAAAAGTTGTTATGGAGAAGATCCGCATCATCAAAGATCATCTTCAGGAAAAGCAGAACAACAACGAAAAGATAGTCGCTGAGAAGGTTTCGCTAATTGACGAAACAAACTATAAAATCGAAAAGCTAAATCAGCAATATTGGAATTATGACGCTGCTATAAACTCTATGAAAGAGCAGATGTCTGATGAGACAACGGTTGCTAAACATTTACAGAAGGTTTCGCAGTATCGTCATAAGATAGAAGCGGCTGTTGCTATCACTAAAAGTGACTTGAAGTTTTTCAATGAACATAAAGATTGTCCAACTTGCTCTCAGGCTATCGAAGAAAGCTTTCGTGATAAAGTTGTTGCCGATAAATCTGCTCAACTTGAAGATTCGAATAGTAAGCTTGAACTACTAGCAAAAGAATATGACGAAGCTAATGCTAGATTGAATCAGCTTATTGAAGTTCAGGCTGCTATAAACACAAAGCAGATGGAACAGTATAAGGTAAAGAGTAACGTTGATTCTTTAATCAAATATCGTGACCAGCTCGAAAAAGAAATTAAAAATATCAACGCTGTTTATGAAGCTGATGAAGAAGACAAAATGTCTGAGTTAGAAATTGAACTGAACAAGGTTGCTAACCGTTATAATGACGCTATGGACCAGAAGCAGATATTTGCTGCCGCTGCTATGCTATTGAAAGACGGTGGTATCAAGTCAAGGATTATCAAACAGTATGTTCCAGTCATTAATAAACTTATCAATAAGTATCTCAGCGCTATGGATTTTTTCGTTCAGTTTGAACTTGATGAGGAATTCAATGAGACTATCAAGTCTCGATTTAGAGACGAGTTCAGTTACGCCTCGTTTTCCGAGGGTGAGAAAATGCGCATCAATCTTGCTATCCTGTTTACTTGGCGTGCTGTGGCTAAATTGCGTAATTCTCTCAGCACTAATCTGCTTATTATGGATGAGGTATTTGACTCTTCTCTAGATTCGAATGGCACCGAGGAGTTCCTAAAGATAATAAAGAACTTGACTTCTGACACAAATACGTTCATAATAAGTCATAAGGGCGATCAGTTATACGACAAGTTCGAAACTGTTCTAAAGTTCGAAAAGAAACAGAACTTCTCAAAGGTGGCATAATGTTCGAAACATTGATAGTGGACGACCTGATAACAAAAAAAGATCAGGTTCATCTACATGATATGATAATGCATCACGTTGAGTGGAAATTCCTAAATGATGTCAGTGGCAACAACAATCAGCCGTTCCCTTCGAACGGTTTTGTTCATGTGACGAAGCATCCAGAGTTCACAAAACCTTCACTTATCTATGACGTTTTGTCGGGTATGTTTGAACCAAAATTTAAAGAAATCCTAGAGTATAAAGAAATCTACTACAACCGTCTTTTCCTTCAGCTTCCTCTTGCTCCTCAATATAAAAAGGAACATAATGGATTACATGTCGATCTTCCTCCTCATCTTCCCCATGTTGCTTGTGTGTATTACTGTAATGATTCTGATGGAGACACTATCATCTACGAGCAGACGATTCATGACACTCCAGGCGGTTCTCAAAACGTCGAAGTCAAAGAACACAAGAGAGTCACGCCAAAGCGTGGTAGAGCAGTATTCTTTGATGGCTCTCGATATCATTGCAGCAGCCAGCCTACTATTAATTACCGTACTATCATTAACTTTGATTTACTGATATGATCCTACAACTAGAACAAGATCCTGAAACAGGCGAACTTATCCTTCCTCTTCCTACTGATCTCTTATCACAGATGGGTTGGATAGAGGGAACAGAACTATTTTGGATTGATAATGAAAATGGCACTTATTCTTTGAAGGAAAAGAAAAATGAAACTAGTAGCACCGAACGACCCGATACTAACGACCCCGTGTCCACAGTTCAACTTTCAGGCACCTCCGATTGACCCTATCCAGCTTGCTAAAGATATGGTGGGTTTCATGTACGATAATAATGGACTTGGGCTGGCTGCTAATCAAGTCGGGCTACTTTATCGTATGTTCGTTATGCGTGGTGATCCAGAAAACTTTGCTTGTTTTAATCCTAGAGTTGTTAATCAGGATAAAGAACTTATTTCTATGGAAGAATCGTGCTTGAGTTTTCCTGGATTAGTAGTTAAAGTAAAGCGTCCAAAGTCAATCCGTGTTCGTTTCAATATGGCTAACGGCGATACGCGAACAGAAACATTTAACGGTATGTCTGCTCGCGTATTCCTACATGAAATGGATCACCTTAACGGTGAACTATTTTTTAACAAAGCAAACAGATACCATAGAGACAATGCTATGAGAAAGTGGAAACGTGGTGAAGTTTCTGCTATTTACGTTAAACCAAACATTGGTGAGTTTGATGAACATCTTTTACGTTGAAGAAAGCCCTATCGATGCTGCTATAGCACTTGTTGATAAACACGTTGTTAAAATGATTCTCGAGAGCGCACAGTTGCTCTCGACAGCACATCGTATTCTCGATGGCGTTGAATATGAAGGTAAAAGTCAAACTGGGCGCAAAGCAAAACGTTGGTTGCTTTCTGACTCTCGCGAAGCAGTTCTATATTCTGCGACGCACATCAATCATCCGTCAGCTGTTTGGTGTAGAACAGCTGTTGAAAATTATAACTGGCTTGTAGATCATTTTTATGAACTTGGTTGGGAATATACACATCGTTACGGTAAAACTCATAAATGTTTTCAAGGCGATTTAGCATATATGCTTCAGTCGCCGCCTTTCAATTTGAAAGAATATGATATGACTCCTATGCCTTCTTGTATGTCACCAGAGTATATTATTTCTGAAGACCCCTTGACAAATTATCGAAACTATTATAGAATAGGAAAGTTAAAACTTCATAAGTGGACTAACAGACAACCTCCGGAGTGGATCAATGGGTAGATTTGAATGGGACTGGTTTATTGGATGGACTTGTGCGACGGTAATGGTTCTAGGTATTGTAACCGTAATATATCTTGGAACTACAGATAATAATCAAAGATATTATGCATCGATGGATAAGTGCACTGCTGCTGGCGGATCGTTTATTCCTCAAAGTCGTGGTGATGCAATTTGTATTATGGGAATGAAACAATGAGTTTTTATACAGACGTACGAGACTTTCATATTGCTTTTGGTCAGCGTGTTGGTGAGAAGCCAGAGTTTCCTAATAAGGATGAACGCGAACTTCGCAAAAAGCTTCTTGCTGAAGAGTATACAGAATACGTTGTAGCGGAGTATAAGAATGACATCGTTGAAGTGGCTGATGCCTTGGCTGACATCATTTATATTGCATGCGGTACTGCTGTATCTTATGGCATTCCACTCGATAGAATCTTCGACGAAGTTCATCGTTCAAATATGGCAAAGCTTGTAGACGGTAAGGTTATTCGTCGTTCAGACGGTAAAGTTCAAAAACCAGAAGGTTGGACGCCACCTGATATCAAAAGTGTGTTAAAAAAGTCGCTTGACGAATATAATTGTAAAACGGCTGCTATTACGCTATAATAGCTGATATATAATGTTGTGATGTTTTTCGTGGAGAACTATTATGGTTGAAGTATTGGTACGTCAAAAAATTGAATCAGAGGAAACTCTTGGTACTTTTATCAGTAAAGATTATTACAATAGAGTAATCGAATCTGATTGCGACCTTTATGCGCAAGATCCTCTTGATCTTAAAAAGAAAAATGAAGATAATATCATCTTTAAGTTTCGTAAAAACGTCTTCACTAAAGAAGAGCAAGATGCTGCGTACGCTGGTTTGAGAGGAGCTGCTTCTCAGTCTCAAAATAGAGGTCTTGCTGCTGGTCCTCGTGGCGATCATCTTGGACAGGACAGCCGTCAGAACCGCGATTGGGTTAGTCCATATCAAACTAAAATACTTGATTTTTTGATGACTGATCGTTCTACTTTATATCAAGACGAAACGATCGAATCTATTAGACAGAAATATCAAAATAACAATGATGAAGAAGAAACTCGCGGTCACGTTTGGCTTCGTTCTGAGGTAACTAAAATTTACCCTGAGTATCATGGCTGGTTTGATAGATGGCTTGATGATGTTGCTAAGATGCCTAAAGCTGAGCAGGTTAAAGAAGCAATGCATATGTGTAAAACATATATTTCTGAAACCAACTACGCTCAATCAGTAATGTCAGGTATCGCGGGATATTTTGATCGTTATCCTCGCATTCCTTATGGTCGTGCTACTTCTTATACAGAAAAGAACCCTGAAAAGTTTGCTCTTTGTTTTCCCTATCTTCAAAAGCTTAACTCTCAGTTTCGTGAACTGATTCCTAATAGATGGAAGGCTCAAAATGTCCAAGCCAGCAAACTTGACAGACGATTCCTTATTTCTGACACTGTCTTCACTACTCTTACTGTTAACCACAACTGGCGTACTGCCTGCCACCGTGATGCTGGGGATCTTACTACTGGATTCAGCAATATTTGTGGCGTCACTGGTCCAGAAGGTAAGGGATGGCGTGGAGGTCAGTTTATTCTCCCTGAGTACAGGATTGCTATTAATATCCAGCCTGGTGATATGTTGCTTGTAAACAATCACGAAGGTATTCACGGAAATGATGAATTGATCGGTGATGATAATGATCGTATGACTATCGTTGCTTATTTCCGTGAGAAAATGGTTGAGCTTGAATCATGGGATTACGAGTTTCTCCGTAAGCAGTATATTCATGAGCGTCACTTGAATAAGGACCACAAGTACTACCGCCCGCAGTGGAATGGTGTTTCGCCTAATATGTGGACAGAACAAGAGTGGTATGATTATATGGAAAAGCATAATATAGCTGATCCGTATGCTGTAGAAAAAGCTGCTACTTTATTTTGATTGGAAAATATATTGACTCAAATTATTGGTCGTTGGTCAGAAATTAATAATCAGCCGGAAATCCAAAACCTTCAAAAGGGTATGGATTTCCGGGAGCCACGATATCGTCGTGAAGTATTTTTGCGTTTCTATGAGTATCATCTGAAATACAAAACTCATCCTGGTGGGGTATATTTTGCTCTTCCTTGGCTCGCTAAAAAATTCAATATGGATATGGAAACAAAGCTTTGGACTGCGTTCATCAATGGTTGTTCGCAGAACATTGTCACGACCTATCTTATCCTACAGCAATTTCCTTCTTTGAAAAATATAGATCTTGATAAACTTGATAGCTGGTGGCATACAACTCAAGATATGTTTACTGCTGGAATCGGTTGGGATACAGATCGTAAATATTTCAAGAGGGGAAAAACAGGATTTCCAAACTGTGTACGTTCCTATAAACAAAACGTAGATAAGCATGGATCTCAGGTTGACTTTTTCAATAGTTTAACGTATACTAATGACAAGTATAAAAACTTTCAGAATACCTGGAATCATATTCGTGAAAATGTTATGTCGTTCGGTAGGCTTTCTGCGTTTTCATATCTTGAATATCTTCGTATTCAGGGTGTAAACATTGATTGTGATAATCTTTTTCTAGAAGATATTGATGGTTCACGTTCTCACCGCAATGGTCTTTGTAAGGTTCTTGGGCGTGATGATCTTGATTGGCATAAGCAGACTCTTGTTTATGAACCAGAAACTATCGAATGGTTAAAGCGAGAAGGTGAACTCTTGCTTGAAGATGCTCGTGCTCGTATAGATCATGAAGACGTTTCATACTTTACATTAGAGTCAACTTTATGCTGTTATAAATCTTGGCATAGAAAAGATAGGCGTTACCCTAATGTCTACATGGATATGTTTCATGACCGCATCAAGTTTGCTGAGAAAAAATGGGGAATAGAGCTTGATCTATTTTGGAAAATGAGGGAGGAGTGTTTACCAACGCATCTTTTAATAGAAAAACTTGAAAACGATATAGGTTTACATCCAACAAAACAAAATCATTATCGAGAAACAGGTCAAGTAATAATGATGGATAAAGAGTGGGATTGTTTTGAAAATGACTTCAATAACAATAGAGGCTTGACGGCTTTTTTTAAGGAGTGATCATGAAGGTTATAGCAATCGGTGGCAATCCAGGTAGCGGTAAGTCAACGCTGATGAAGCGGATAGTTGAATATTACACACCTGAAAAAAAGTATGATGCGTTCAAGTTAGTCCCTTACCTACAGAATAATAATATTTACATCCTCGGTAAGTATGATGACGGTGAAGTTTTTTCTGGTACCGACCGTATGTCTATGGCGGTTCAACCGGAAGCTATTAAATTTTTAGCTAGTCTTCCGTCCAATTCTATAGTATTATATGAGGGTGATAGATTGTTCACTTCGTCATTTCTCGAAGATTGCGCTGAGAAATACGAACTGAAAATTATTCACTTATCGACTTCTGCCGAAGTCCGTGAAGAGCGATATAAAGATCGCGGTAGTAATCAAAACGTGACCTGGCTTCAGGGGCGTGAAAGCAAGATCAATAATATCCTTACGAATATGTCTCTGCTATTTTTTGTAGATTCATTTCAGAATGATGATTGGTTCGAACAAGAAATCATATTCCAAACTATAATCAATGAGGTGAATAATGGATAATGAACAAATTTATGAAGGAGTTGGTGTTCAACCTTTGAAGTTTACTGACTTAGGTTCGTATGAAGAATTTAAAGAAATGGTTAAAACTTTGTCTGAAAAACTTCCACAATCAATTCAGTATAAGTACGCTGAAGATCGTATGATCGCTGATTTTAAAACCTATATAGATAAGACATACAGTCAGCATTATCAAACTGAGAACAACGTTCAATGTTTTGATGCTTGGATTGCTCTTGATGATGCAACTCCTACCTTCCGTAACACAGCTATTAAGTATCTGTGGCGCTATGGAAAAAAGAACGGTAACAATAAAGATGACTTGATGAAAGTCTTACATTACACGATAATGTGTTTGTATAACGACCACTATAAGGATGTTAAGTAATGGAAATTAAGATTGATATTGAAAAGCTAAAAGCTGGTGGGCTATTTGTAGCCACGCCAATGTATGGTGGGATGTGCGCAGGTATGTTTGCTAAGTCAACAGCTGACTTGTCTGCTATTTGTACTCAGTACGGTATTCCGATTCAGTTCTACTACCTCTTCAACGAGTCTTTGATCACTCGTGCGCGTAACTATTGCTGCGACGAGTTTATGCGCTCTAATATGAAGCATATGATGTTTATTGACGCCGATATTGGCTTCAATCCTCAGGACATTATTGCTATGATGGCTCTTCAGGCTAATGAGCCAGAAAAGTATAACATCATCGGCGGTCCTTACCCTAAGAAGTGCATCAGCTGGGAAAAGATTAAGCTTGCTGTTGATAAGGGTATGGCTGACGAAGATCCTAATGCTCTTGATAAGTTTGTTGGCGACTTTGTGTTTAATCCAAAGGGCGGTCAGCAGTCTATTCGCATCGATGAGCCTTGTGAAGTGCTTGAAATTGGCACTGGCTTCATGATGATTTATAAGGATGCTATGCAAAAGTTTGCTGATACGTATCCTGAATACCTATATCGTCCTGATCACGTTCGTACCGAACACTTTGACGGTTCACGTGAGATTATGATGTATTTCCAAGCAGAAGTTGACCCAGTTTCTAAGCGTTATCTTTCAGAAGACTATTGGTTCTGTCAGAAGGCTCAGGCAGCTGGAGTATCTACTTGGTTCTGTCCTTGGATGAAGCTACAGCATGTCGGTAGTTACATCTTTGGTGGTTCACTTGCTGACCTTGCGTCAGTTGGTGCTGCGGCTACTGCTGATCCGGGTTCGCTCGGCGGTAAGAAGAAAAATTGAAACCCAACTAAGGAGTATATATTATGAAGCTTGAAGCAAAAACTATCGAAGTCCTTTCTAACTTCTGTTCAATCAGTCCATCAATCCTAATCAAGGAAGGTGATGTACTGACGACAGTTTCTCCTGGCAAAACAATCCTTGCTAAGGCGAAGGTTCCTAATACATTCCCTAAGAAGTTTGCGCTTTACAGCCTGACTAAATTTTTGAGTATGGTTTCTTTTATACCTAATAATACTTTATCTTTCGAAGATAAAATGGTTACTATTAAAAACGAAGAAGGTTCTTTCGCTAATATCACTTATTGCGCCGAAGAAAATGTAAAGGCTCCGCCTGAAAAGGGTATCACGTTACCTTCTGTAGATATTTCTTTTAAGGTTTCTGAAGCGACCTTGAAGGAAGTAATACGGGGTGCCGGCATGTTTCAGCTTTCTGAAATTGCGGTTGTTGGCGACGGAGAAAATATTTTCCTTCAAGCTCTTGATGTTAAAAATCCAAATAGTGACCTTTACAGTTCAAAGGTTGGATCTACAGATAAAACGTTCCGTATTGTATTCAAAGTCGAAAACTTGATTAAGTTGATGGCTAAAGATTACGATGTTGAAATTTCGTCAAAGGGTATCTCTCATTTTAAGAGTGATTCTGTAGAGTATTGGGTTGCGGTTGAAACGACGTCAACTTATAAGGGTTGACTTTTTAATAAGGGGGAGGTATAATACTTCCCCCTACTTTTTATTATGGAGAATGTGATGAGCGGTACTCGTGTTACAAGAATGGTTAAGTCTTATGCGCCTATTGTTAATGGGTTGACTGAACTTCTAGAAATTGATAAACCAGAAAAAACTCCTCTTAAAGTTTATTGCTCTGTAACAAAAGAACTTTATAACGCAGATGAATTTTATGTTAAGAAGCATTATCAAAATGTTGACCCTAGAATTTTAAATCAAAATTCTTTTAGGCATATAACAAAAGAAATTTGGGATCAAAGGGTTCGTAACCAAAGGGATGGATTTGGTTGGGTAAGCGATTACGAACGGAATAACCCACCAGCCACGCTTGAAGTTTTTTTTGAACAGGAAAATGAAAATGCTTGAAGAATTCCTATGGGTTGAGAAGTACCGCCCTAAGACTGTTGAGGAAACTATCCTACCTGCCGAACTAAAGGCGGTTTTTCAACAGTTCGTTGATCAGAAGAATATCCCTAATCTTATCCTATCAGGTACGGCTGGTGTTGGTAAAACAACTATCGCTCGTGCTATGCTTGAACAACTTGACTGTGACTACATCGTAATTAACGGGTCTATGAATGGAAATATCGATACACTACGAAATGAAATCCTTAACTTCGCGTCCTCAGTTTCTCTCCAAGGTGGACGTAAATACGTCATTCTTGACGAGGCAGATTACCTCAATGCTAATTCCACACAGCCAGCCTTACGCAATTTCATGGAAGAATTCTCAAGGAACTGTGGCTTCATTCTTACCTGCAACTTTAAGAATCGAATCATTGAACCGCTACATTCTCGGTGCTCTGTCATAGACTTTAAAATTAGCAAAAAGGATATGGGCAAGCTCGCTATGCAGTTTATGAAGCGAGTTGAAAATATTCTTGTTGCTGAAAACGTTGAGTATGATAAGAAGGTTGTTGCTGAAGTCATCACAAAGCATTTTCCTGATTGGCGTCGGGTTCTTAACGAGCTTCAGCGCTATTCAGCCACAGGCAAAATTGATGTAGGTATTCTTGCTAATATGGCTGAAACTTCCATC